TGAAGAATATCACAACAAGTTTGAAGTAAGGCTTGCTACGGATTTAAAAGAAATTGGTTCGTGGGCTGGAAAGCTACTCGGTAACATTCTAAGGCTCTCTGCAATCATTACTCGTGCTAGAGGTATCAAATATGACGAATTCTTAGGATGTAAGCCATCAATGGATGATAGTGCAGTATGGATAGTTCAAAAGGATGACATGGCCAATGCAATAAAGGTTGGTGAGTACTTTCTAGAACATGCAGAGTGTGCTTTTAATCTGTTAGGTGTAGATCAGAAAACTAAAGATGCAAAGACTCTTATTAAAGTTATTAAGGAACACAAGCCAGAGTTAACTGAAGTCAATGCACGAATTATAGCTCGTATTACCAGTAAGATTGGTAAGAAAGATAGGATTGCACCAGTTTTGTCAATGCTCGCTGACTATGGTTATCTTAAGGAAAAGCAACAAACATATGTTGCAGGACGTCCTAGAAGCGAAACATACCTTGTAAACCCTAAAATCTATATAGATGATGGGGAGCCTCCTTAGGTAGATAGACTTTTGTCAATATTGTCGGTGTGTCAATATAGAAGCATTTTTAACTATATTTATTTATTACTAAATATATTATTGAACCTTCTTTTAAAGATAAACACGCATGATATGGTCTGACAATATTGACAAAACTAACCCAGGGGCGGTCTTAATCTCTACAACTATTGATTTAGACACCGACGTGGGGTTTCACGCGAAAAAATAGCGTAATCAAAGGGGGTATAGCCCTCAAATCAAAAAATAATTATAGGAGCTAACAAATCATGAAATTACATGTTACTTATGGTGGAGACAACCACTTATATAAAAACGATTTAAGACGCTTTTCAGATAACAAATATAAATGCATCAAGCTTTATAAGACTAGTGACAAAGGACTAGTTGGTATTTGTAAAAGCAAAGCAAGAAAAGAAATGCCTTATAGAGTTACATATGGCTTAAGTGAGACATTCTTTGAAGATTTAGAAAGTGCTGAAACTTTTGTCAAAGAAAGATTTGCTGGTTATGCGGAGGTACTTAAGAATGAGTAATTTTAATCCTAAGTTCTATCCACTAGTTGAAAGTGATGATAATGAATTCACACCAATATTTCCATCACTCACTAGTAAAGCAATCAAAGACAAATTCAAACACTATCTATTTGAAGTAAGTAAGGCTCAGTTTCTTCTTCACTCTAAAGCAATGTATGAAATCAAAGATAAAGATATCAAATGTCCATATTGTGGAGAGCCAATGAGTCCAACAACAATTACTGGTGATAATGAAGTCACTGTATACACCTGCATTCGTTGCAGAAAAGAAAACAATTAAAGGAGATTAACAAATTATGAAAATCAATCATTATTATTTAAAGGCATTAGACAATATGTTAAGAGCTAGTGCAAAACCTGAAGACTTTTCACTTCTTCAAGAAGGAAGCTCAGAAGCAAATTCATTTATATTTCCTATTGAGGATGAAATCTTAAAGAAAGACAACTTATTTAGAAAGCATGCAACAGTACTTAACTGCTTCAAGAATGGCGGTACTATCGTTGCAACGGTATCTAATACTAAAGCTACAATCATTCCTGAAAATGGAAATTATCCAGAACAGAATGATGAATTTAGTGAAGCAAGATTCAGTTCATATAAGATTGGATCACTTACTAAAATCAAGACTTGGTTTATCTATGATAGAAACTTTGATGTAAAAGCATATTTATCAGGTGAATTTGCTAGACGTTTTGGTAAGGCTGAAGAAGATATCGGCCTTAATGGTACTGGTATCAATGAGCCACTTGGACTTCTAAACACTGCTCAAACTGGAGCAACTTCCACTGAACTTACTTATGATAAGGTAGTAGATTTATATTTCAGTGTCCAAAAGGAATATAGAACTAACGCTATCTTTATTATGAGTGATGAAACAACTATGACTCTTAGAAAACTTAAAGACGCTGATGGCAATCCCTTATGGAATCATTCTAACAATACTATCTTTGGTAAAGAAGTTGTCATCAGCCCTTATATGGAAGATGCCGAAAAACCTATTATCTTCGGAGACTTAACTTATTTCTGGATGATCATTAGAAAACCACTTGCTGTTAGTGTGTTAAATGAAAGATATGCTGAAACGAATGACATTGGCTACATTGCAAATGAACGCTTAGATTCAAAGCTTGTGAGGTCAAATGCTATCAAGGTATTAGTTATTAACAAGGAGGAAATAAACGCACAGTAAACCGTATTTCGGGCCTTTCTGGGGAGTGTAACGCTTCCCAGTTGGGTTTGTGCAATAGACTATGGATGAATGTTTAATATATGAAACTTCTACTGTTATAAATGGTACTACATACATTGTTCGTTCCATTATACCCTCAAAAGATGATATAAAAGTTATTAAAAACAAGATTAAGAAACTAATACTTAACAATCTTGAAAATAAGGATAATAAACAAAAAAACATCCGCCTAATGACTTGATATAAATCCCCTTTAGAGTGATATATATACACACCTAAAGGAGGTATCAAAATGGGTAAAACATTAGAAGATTTAAAAGAAATTTGTAAACAAACGAACACCAGTTATTCTGGTATTGAATTCTTGCTTAAGTATTATCAAGAATCACTACACTGGTCATTAAATAAAGCAATTGCTTATGTGATTGAGTTATTTGAAAATGACACTATTGATTCCATAAAAGTACTTGGTAAAGATGGAAAGGAAATCTAACGAGGAGGACGATGTAAATGTTACAACTAAAAAATGAAAAGATTACTGCACTTTATTGTCGTCTTTCTCGTGATGATGAACTTCAAGGTGATAGTAACTCAATTATTCATCAAAAGGAAATGTTAAAAAAGTACGCTGAGGATAATAGTTTCAAAAATTTAGAGTTCTTTGTTGATGATGGATATTCAGGAACTAATTTTAATAGACCAGATTGGCAAAGATTAAATGCTAAAATAGATGATGGTCTTATAGGAACTATTATTGTTAAGGATATGAGCCGTCTTGGTAGAGATTATCTTCAAGTTGGTATTTATACTGAGATGGTTTTTCCTAACAATGATATAAGGTTTATCGCAATCAATAATGGTGTTGATAGTATTAATGGAACAGAAAATGATATGACTCCATTTATAAATATTTTCAATGAATATTACGCCAAAGACACATCAAGAAAAATACGAGCTGTTGTAAAAGCCAAAGGTGAATCTGGTAAGCCATTAACAACTGTTCCACCTTATGGGTATTTAAAAGATAAAGAAGATAAAAACAAGTGGATTGTTGATGAAGAAGCATCACTTGTTGTTAAAAGAATATTTGAATTATGTGTTAAAGGTTATGGTCCATCACAGATTGCAGATAAACTAACAGAAGAAAAAACAGACTCACCTGTCGCTCATATGGAAAAGTTAGGATTAAAAAGTTCTGCTCGTGCATCCAAAGATAGTGCTCCATACTTTTGGAATCCTAAAACTATTAGCGATATTTTATCTAAACAAGAATATTTAGGTAAAACTATTAATTTTAGAACATATAAAAAGTCTTTCAAGAATCACAAAACCTACTATAACCCACCTGAAAAATGGAAAGTATTTGAAAATACACATGAGACAATTATAGACAAAGAAACTTTTGATATTGTACAGCATATTAGAGAAAATCATAGAACTCGAACTAATCTTGGAGAAATGCCACTTCTTTCTGGAATGGTATATTGTGCCGATTGTGGTGCTAAACTTTACCAAGTTCGTGGTAATGGTTGGACATATGATAAGCATTATATGGTTTGTGCTTCATATAGAAAAAAGTCTAAACAAACCTGCTCATCACATCAAATTAGAAATATAGTATTGGAAAAGTTAATCTTGCAAAGAATCAACGATATGATCAATTTAGTACATAATTCAGAGAGTGAGTTTGTTGAACTTGTTACTAAACAAACAAAGGAAAACACAAATAGAAAACTAAAAGAAGCTAAAAAAGAATATGAGATTGCAATGGCTAGAATAAATAAACTAGATTCAATCATTCAACACTTATATGAAGATAACATTGAAGGTAAAATATCCGATGATAGATTTAGCAAACTCTCTGTAAATTATGAAATCGAGCAAGCTGATTTAACAAGCAAAATTAAAGATCTAGACATCTATATTAATGAAGAAACTAACAAACTAGTTAATGTTGAATCATTTGTTACTGCGGTTAAAAAATATACCCACATAGAAACCTTAGATTGTGAAGTATTGCGAGAACTAGTTAGTAAAGTGCTTGTGTATAAAGTTGAAAAAATCGATGGTAAAAGACAACAAAGAATTGATGTAATATTTAATGGTCTAGAGGGAATAAAGCTAGACAAATGAAAAAGCGTAGCTACCTAATTCGATAACTACGCTATTTTTCTAGCGTTTTGGGTAATCCCTATCGGAACTCTCCAAAAGAAGCGTTTAATTAGGGATTATTCTAATTAGGCTTCAAAAGGCGAAAGAAAACCTCATCCAAGAGTTAATAGCTCAACGGGGCCTTTTTGTTTATACTTTTTTAGACGTATTAAACTACAAAAAATGCGTACGCTATCGATTGCATAAATTTTCGAGTTCTTTCTATTGACTAAAATAAAATATAATGATATAGTTCGCCTACATACTAAAATGCGACAAATGTC